GTTACTGGAGAGCAGATGGAAAATATAGGGTTCGTTGAAAAAACGGATGATGAAAAAACAACAATGATAAAATTCTTAGTTGATAGTGCTAAAGGCATTAATACTTCTAAGATTAACAAGGAGGTACAACCTATGACAAAATCAAAAACACAAGTTGAAAAGACAGATGTAGTTGAAGATGTTGTGGTCGCTCCAGAGGCAGATGCCGTGGTTGAAGAAGTTACCGCAGAAGTTGCAAAGGCAGAAGAGACAGAAACAGCAGAAGTTGTTAAGTCAGATGAAGCAGTTGTAGAAAAGACTGAAGAAGCACCAGTTGCTGAAGCAGTCGAAAAGGTAGCAGACACAGACGCAGATGTATCTAAGTCAGATGATGTAGTTGCGGAAGCAGTTGCTGAAATCAAGAATAATCTAACATCAGCCTTTAGCGATCTATTGTCAACAGTAAAATCTTTGCAAGCAGAAGTAGAACTTCTTAAGTCTTCAAAGGTAGATGTTGATACAGTAAAGGATTCGTTTGCAGCAGTTGCAAAAGATATTGCAGCAGTATCAAATGAATTTAATGAATTTGGAAAACGAGTAGACGCTGTGGAAGCAGACACCGCATTCCGAAAGTCTGGAGATATCGGCGATATCTTCCAGTCTCAGCCTGAAATGGTTGAAAAATCCCTATGGGGCGGTAGTTTCCTCAAAACAGCCGATCTATTCAAATGAACAAATCACTAGGAGGTGACAATATGTCAGAAGAAATAATCAAAAACCAGCCAGGCGCTAGTGGAGATCTAGGTGGAACAACACCAGGACTTTACCAGGGTCAAGGTGCTTTCGCATCAGGTGGAATTGGTGGAGTAACAAACCCAGGTGCAGATACACTTGGTAACATTCCAACAGCAACTCTTGGATCTACAAGCGGAGCAAACGCTGTTAACCCTAGTGGTTCAGCGGCTTCTGGAATTTTGCGCCCTGAGCAGGCACGTCGTTTTATCGACTATGTTTGGGATGCAACAGTATTAGCAAAGGATGGCCGTCGTGTAACAATGAAGGCTAACTCTATGGAACTTGAGAAGGTAAACGTCGGTGAGCGTGTAATTCGTGCAGCAGCGCAAGCAGTTGGTAACTACACAAACACAGGTGCAACATTCTCTAAGGTCGAACTTACTACCAAGAAGATTCGTCTTGATTGGGAAGTAACAGCAGAATCATTGGAAGATGGTGTAGAAGGTGACGCTCTAGAAGATCACTTGGTACGCTTGATGACCAACGCATTCGCAAATGATATCGAAGATCTCGCTATCAATGGTGATGGTACAACAGGAGCATTCTTGTCAATCATGCCAGGCTTTATCAACAAGGTAAAGACAAACGGAGATGCACATGAGTCAGTAGTGACCGTAGCAGATAATGCTTGGACACCTGATGTAATGCAGGGCATCATCAATGCAATGCCACGTAAGTACCGTGCACTTAAGAACAATCTTAAGTTCTACGCAGGTACAGACGCATTCGGTGGAATCGTTAAGAACAACGGTACACTTGCAGATGCAGTTGCTGAAGCGTTTGCTGGACAAGTTCCAGGAAGCACTCAAGCAAACCGTCAGAACTATCTCGACGGTATTGGACAGACATTCGGTGGAGCACGTACAACTCGTGTTCTCGGAATTGAAGTTCAAGAAGTTCCTTACTACCCAGAAGGCTATATCGATTTGACATTCCCTGCCAACCGTGTTTGGGGATTCCAGAGAGATATTACTGTAAACCGTGAGTACGTAGCGAAGAAGGATACAATTGAATATACTGTATTCGTTCGCTTCGGTATTCAATGGGAAGAAGAGGATGCAATTGCATTCGCTGACGCTTCAGCAGATGAGTAATCTGTAGAAGTAACCTTTTATGGGGGGCGGGAGTTCACTCTCCTGTCCCCCTTAATACTTTAGTGATATAATACAAACAAGGAGGATATTATGGAAAACAATGAATATAACAAGCCATTCGTAGCAGAAAATGCACCAGAGCCTATTGTTGCTGAAACACCAGTAGAGCCTGCTGCAGAGCCTGTCGTAGAGCCAGTTGTTGTAGAAGCGCCAGCAAAGGTTGAAGAGCCAGCAGCAGAGCCAGTTCAAGCGCTAGGATTTACAAATACAGGTGCTATTGGATCAATGGCAGCAGACGGTCCAAAGAAGACTGTTAAGCCAGCAAATCAAGATGGAGACAAGGTGGCCATTCACTCAACAAAGAATGTTCGTTGGGAAGAAGTTGGAACACTTTACAGAGGTTACAATATTGTAACAAAAGAGCAAGCAGACAAGTGGCTTACTCGCTCACATGTCCGTGTTGCAACACCCGAAGAAGTAAAAAAGGTTTTAGGGTAATATAGTATGGAGATATTGAGAGTTCCGCCATACGCAGATATACCAGTTACTTACACTATTCCTTCGTCTATCGTAAATGAAGATGTAACTGTTTTAGTAACTGATATGGCGGACCTTTCTGTATCCACACTAGAATTTCCAGAACTTTCTACAGGGGACACTCTAACTATAAACCTTCCTGGAAGGTATGACTCTGAGTATAGGGTAGAAGTAAAAATTATAGATGATGTTATTATTGACGATACATATGAGGTAACTAGACCGTATGTGGATCCGTCCACAAAGGGAAACACTGCTTCTGACATTGCTGCATATGCAGATAGTGAAGGTATAGCAAGAGCAATAATTGATTCAATTGTTGGAGAAGGTTTTTATTATAAGAAAAAGGTTTTAAATTTTACAGGAACTGGATCAGACTATTTACCTATCTGGGATGATGTAAAAAAGGTTTTAAGTGTATACGAAAATAACAAATTGGTAACAGATAGAGAATATGAAGTAACATCTGATAAAACAGCAATTGTTGAAAAGTCAACAGACAATATTAATCGTGCAGAGTCAGCCCCACTTGTTCTGCCAGCAGCGTCTTCGGATTCTCTAGATCCACAATTTATTTACAGAGGATTTGGCAAAACATGGGACTACAGAATAACAGTTGAGTACGGTTACTCCAATGTTCCATCAGATATTGTAAAAGCAACTGAGATGCTTGTTCACGATATAGACTGTGGAAAGTTAGATTATTATAAGAGATTTATTTCTTCGTACAATACAGATCAATATAGAATTCAGTTTGACAAAGGTCTTTTCGAGGGAACGGGAAATATACTTGTAGACAAGATACTTTCAAAGTATACTAAGTCTATTACAAAACTTGGGGTGTTGTAATGACAATATGCGAAACCCCAGACTTTATGTTTCCAATGCAAGCATCTTTGTATCATCCAATAGTTGAGCAAGGTGACTTTGGTGCAATAAAAAAGCAATGGGTTTTAGATAGGGTTATTGCATGTAACTTTAGTTCTGGTGGAACTGCTTTTAAAGAAGAAGTTAAGCCAAATGTTAATATAACCCAACATTCAATTTTAATTGGAAGAGTAAAATCAGACATAAGGATGTCATCCAGAGATGCTAAAAATTCTTTAACAAACATACTAATAACAGATATTAAAGATCAAGAGGGCAACCTGATCTACTTAGAAACATCTGGGCCAAGATCTGGCAAAGGAACGCTGTTTGAGATAGCAACATATGAGCCATTTGTTGGCCCATTCGGAACAGTTGAATCTTACAAACTAGTTATAAGAAGATCAGAAAATCAAACAGGTGATGTATGAGAGCCGTATTTAATTCAGCGCAATTTAAAAAAGAAATGAACAATATGGTAGATTATTCTATGGGATTTTTGGAGGGCATACAAAGAGGTAAGACAGTATTTCTAAAAACAATAGGGGTAGAAACAGTAGAACTTATGAAAGAGTTTATAGATTCTAACGCTAGGGTTAATCCAGATATGCTGCATCATGTTTATGAATGGAATCAGACAGGTAGTCCTAGTGCAAGATTATATGATATATCATAAGTAAGGGTAGACAGCCCTGGAGGAACAGAAGTTCAGGGTGGTTTTGAAAAGGTATTTGATATGTTCTTTAATAGATATTTTTCTCAAGCATTTTTAAGAGTAAGCGGTATTGCTAGATATCTTGAGAATCCAGTTGTATATAGAAAAGATATGGCAGCAGGTAAAAGACTGGGCAGATCTAAAGGTTTGTCAACGGGCTATCGTTGGATTGCTAATGCAGGAGTTGGTATTCAGTGACAGCATTAATTCATCATCCACCTACAATTATCAACAAATATCTTGCATCAAAACTAGATATGCCTGAATTTAGCGGGGCCGCATATTTTTTCCCAACTCTTCCAACACAAATAGATGCGTTAACTGAAACATTTCCAGACAGTAATGGAGTTTTTGCTGTGTATGACAGAATGTTTAAAATGAGAAGGGTTCCATTTCCATACATAAAGTGCGAACAACTTTTGTACTATTTCTATGCCACTGGCGATGACGCACAAAAAAAGATGATAATTACTCAGCAGCAGGTAAATGACCTTTTAGATTATGCAGATGATTCGGCAAAAGATCTAAATGAATGGGCAGCAGCAAACCAAGAAGATTGGAACGCAGAATCTAAGCCATGCTTTTTCCACAACTTTAAGATTTATCAACTAGAAGAAACCAGAGACATCGTGGACTTTGGCACAGCCCGTACTTATGCGGGGAATAAGATCATAATAGACTACGATTGGCACCCTGTAAACCCATCATAAAAAGGCTGTATAATTATGGTGAGGAAACAAACCCCCTTTTAATAAAATGAAAGAGGTGAGAATATATGGCATACAGCCGTGGTTCAAGTAGTAACATTATCGTGGGTGCAGCAGCACTCTTCACGCATAATGCAGGTCCAATCGGATACGACTCAGCGCTTGGCAAGATTACTGATGCAAAAGCAGCACTAGATCTTCCAGCAATGACAGCATCCGCAACATCCTACAAGGAAACTTTGTCACTTGATGACGAAAATTACACCAACGTAGGTTATACATCGAACGGTTTGGAACTCGCATTCCAGCCAGATTTCGGTGAAGTAGCAGTAGATCAACTTCTCGACGTTGCTCGTCTATTCAAGCAAGGTATGACAGTTAATCTAAATACATCATTCGCAGAGGCAACACTAGAAAATCTTTTAGTTGCAATTGCAGCAGATGATACAGACCTAGTATCAGCATCAGGACTCTCAACATTGAAGATGTCCGCAGGTGATATTGGTGACGTTCCACTAGAGCGTGGACTAGTAGCAGTAGGACCAGGATCTGGTTCTTCAGCAACTCCAAAGGAAAGAATCTATGTTGCATACCGTGCACTCTCAATTGAGAATGTTACAGTATCAGCAAAGCGTGATGAGGCTTCAATGTTTGAAGTATCATTCCGTCTCCTTCCAAACGATGACGCATCATACGGTAAAATCGTAGATCGTTCACTCGACTAATACAACTTAATAGGACTAGCCCAGACTCACAAGGTCTGGGCTTTTCCATTTGGTATACTTATATAATGGCAACAAGCGTATATGAAAAGAAAAAATTTTCTCTTATTGATGGAACGGTCATTGATGCTGCTCCACTAAAAATAAAATATCTTAGAGAATTTTTAACAAAATTTGAAACAATAAAATCAGCAAAAACAGATGATGAATCAATATCTGTCTTGGTTCTTTGTGCTCTTATAGCAATGAAGCAATATGCTCCATATATAAAAACTATAGATGACCTTGAATACAATTTAGACTTACCAACAATATATGAGGTTATCGATATTGCAGCAGGAATTAAGATTAATCAAAAATCAGAAGAGCCAGTAAAATCTCAAGCCGTAGATAGCGGATCTTCCTGGGAGACTTTGGATTTAGCAAAATTAGAAGCAGAGGCGTTTTTGATTGGCATTTGGAAAGATAAAAATGCAGAAAGGGCTGGTTTTGGAATAGGAATGGGCCTAACCTATGAGGTTATAGAATAGCAAAAAAATAGACTCCGCTATGGTATAATTAACTTTAACCTTATAAGGAGGAATAAATGGCAACTGCCACGGAAGAAAAAACAGTAACTCTCATCGATGGAACAAAGATCAAGGTAAGACCATTAAAGATCTCACTACTTCGTCCATTCATGAAGAAGTTTGAAGATATCGCCAAAGTAGCAGAAGACAATGAAAAGTCAATGACTCTACTTATGGAATGTGTACAAATCGCAATGCAGCAATACAAGCCAGAGTTGGCGGAAGACAAGGAAGCCCTAGAAGAAAATATAGACCTTCCTACAGTATACAAGATCGTCGAAGAGGCATCTGGAATTAGACTTTCAGACGCAACTCTGCTTGGCAATCTTGTAAATAACTAAATAAAGAGGTGTTGATGGATGGCTGATGTTCAATCCAATATTCATGTAAATATTGATACGTCAGATGCTTTAGCAAGTTTAAAACTTCTACAGCGTCAAATATCAGCCTTCCACACACAGATGTCAAAGTCTGGCGCAGCAGCGTCAGCGGTAGCAGCAAATCAAGCACAAAACTTGATGAACAGCATAAATGCTACTGGAAAATTTCAAGCAACCATGCGAACGGTTGCTACAAGTACTGAGTATTTTACTAACGCTTTAGAAAAAAATAAACTAACCTCCAGAGAGTATTTTAGGTATACTGGAGCAGCAACCAAAACTTTTGGTAGACTTTTTAAATCTGAGTTTGAAACAATAAATAAAGTTGCACGAGAGCGTGTAAAAGATATCCAGACCCAGTATATAAAGATGGGTCGTGGGGCAAATGGAGCCCTTCAAGCCATTGCCGTAAGACCTCTCACATTGGACATGAAAAATCTTGCTACACAAACGCAAATCGCAGCACAGAGACAGCAACTATTAAATCAATTACTAAAGCAAGGCTCAACTAATCTATTAAATTTTGGTAAGAATACGCAGTGGGCTGGTCGTCAGTTGATGGTTGGTTTTACAGTGCCATTGATGCTACTCGGATCAACTGCAGCAAAAACTTTCATGAAACTTGAAGAGCAGGCAATTAGGTTTAAGCGTGTTTACGGTGAAATGTTTACTACGCAAGAAGAAACTGACGCAATGGTTAAGCAGATACAGACACTTGCAAAAGAATATACTAAGTATGGTGTTGCTGTTGAAAAGACCATGGAGATGGCAGCAAACGCTGCAGCAATGGGTAAAATGGGTGCAGAACTTACTGCACAAGTTACCGAAGCAACACGACTTGCCGTGCTTGGCGGTGTTGAACAGGAACAGGCTCTTGAGACAACAATTTCTGTTACTAACGCATTTGGTGTAGCAGCAGAAGATTTGGCAAAGAAGATTGACTTCCTTAACGCAGTTGAAAACCAAACTGTTGTATCTATTGAAGATTTAACTATTGCTATTCCTAAAGCAGGACCAGTTGTACAGCAACTCGGTGGCGATGTTGAAGACCTAGCATTCTTCCTTACAGCAATGAAGGAAGGTGGTATTAATGCATCAGAAGGCGCTAACGCACTTAAGTCTGGTCTAGCATCATTAATCAATCCATCTGAAAAAGCATCTAAGATGCTCGCAGGGCTTGGCATAAATATTAAAGGTATTGTTGAAGCAAATAAAGGAGATGTTGCAGCAACTGTTGTAGGATTTTCACAAGCCTTAGATACACTAGATCCGCTTAATCGTGCAAGAGCAATTGAGCAATTGTTTGGAAAGTTCCAGTTTTCAAGACTTTCAACACTATTTAAGAACGTAACTGCAGAGGGCTCTCAGGCAGCCAGAGTTTTGGGATTAACAAAAGCAACAACAGAAGAGTTAGCAATTCTGTCACAGCGAGAATTGGACAAGATAGAAAATACAACAACATATAAGTTTAAAAAGTCTATAGAAGATCTTAAGGTAACACTTGCACCAGTTGGAGAGCAGTTCTTAAAGGCTCTTACTCCAATTGTAGAATTTGCATCTAAGATTTTAGATAAATTTAATAACCTGGGAGAAGGAAGTAAAAAGTTTTTAACTATTCTCACCGTAGCGCTAGGAGCAATTGGACCGATTGCTCTTATGACATTCGGTCTGTTGGCTAACGGACTTGCAAATATAATTAAGTTATTTGCAACAATGAAAACCTCGTTCAACCGTGCTGGCTCATCAACACAGATACTTGGTAACCAAACAGACTATTTAACTCAACAACAACTTGAGGCATCTGCAGTAGCGGCATCATTAGATCAAGTTCACCAAAAACTTAGACAAACCTTTACCTCTGAAACTGCAGCAGTCAATGCACTTGCAGCAGCATATCAAAGGGCAATCGCTTCACAATTAGGATTTACTGGACCAGTAGGTAGAGGTGGAAAAGGTGGCGGTATCCCACAAAGTAGAAGATACTCAACAGGCGTTGAAAGAGTTCCAGGACCAATGGGTGCAGGCGACATTGTCCCAGCATTGCTATCTCCTGGCGAAGCAGTTATTCCTGCACAAGCAGCACAAGATCCAGCAAATAGGCCAGTTATTACTTCTTTAATTAAT